CAAAAACCCGGTAGAAGTGACTAAACATACTAAATCTGAAATTCAAACATATACAGAATCAGATAAAATAGTAGCAGCATGGTGTGGTAGGTTTGATGACATTAACAAAACCCATGAAAGATTAGAAATGCTAATAGAATGGTATAATGCATGGACCATAGTAGAGAATAACATCTCTCACTTCATTAACCATATGATACAAAGAAAGAAACAAAAGTATCTAGTACCTAAAAACCAAATCTTATTCTTAAAAGACCTAGGAGCTAATAACAATGTATTCCAGGATTATGGTTGGAAAAACACCGGTACCCTATTTAAAAGTCATATGCTTAGTTACCTAATAGAGTTTCTTAAAGAAGAGATCTATCATGAAACTAAAGATGATGGAACTATAGTAAAAACTACTTACGGTGTAGAAAGAATACCTGATATCATGGCTTTTGTAGAGATGGAAGCTTATGATGATGGTGTCAATGTGGATAGATTAGTATCTTTAGCTGCACTCATAGCTTTTGCAAAAGTACAGCAAGCTAACAGAGGTTACAAGAAAAGAGTTGAAAGAACAGACACAAAACACTTGGATAATTCAAAAAATTTGTATAAATTGAATGTGAGTCCTTTCCGTCACATTGGTCAGCAAAACTCTAATTCACAAATGAGACAACAAAGATCTCCATTTAAAAACATAAGATAAGATGAAAGTATTAAATGCAATGCAGTTAAAGAAGGGTGCCAAATCGGAGTATAACCGCATGGGATCTATAACACAACCAATACAGTTCATACCTAGAAAAGATAAAGATGATGACTGGACTGCCTGGAACTTAGACTGGTTAGAATGGAATGGTCTTAAACAGATTAGAAGAAATGCCCGCAGACTTATGAAAAACTATAAGTTAGCTAAAGGTGTTATAGATAAAACAGACTACTTAGTTGAACCTAATAATGAAAACCGGGAGTTAATGGAAACATTAACCCAAGAAGATACATCAGCTTTAGAACTAAAGTTCTATCCTATTATACCTAATGTGGTTAACGTAATGGTAGCTGAGTTTGCTAAGCGTAATACTAAAGTAACCTTCAGAGGTGTAGATGAGTTCTCCTACAATGACTTACTAGAACAAAAAAGACAAGCTATAGAAGAAGTTTTATTAGCTGATGCTGAACAAAAGATACTTGCTAAAATGATTGAGGCAGGTATGAACCCAGAAGATCCACAAGTTCAAGAACAAATGAAGGAACAGACTGATCCTCAAAAACTTAAGTCTTTACCAGAAATTCAAAACTTCTTTGTAAAAGATTATAGAAGCATGTCTGAACAATGGGCAAGTCACCAGTATAAGGTAGATGAAGAAAGATTTAAAATGGATGAACTAGAGGAAAGAGCATTTAGAGAGATGCTAATTACTGACCGTGAGTTCTGGCACTTTAAAATGGGGGATGATGATTATGATATTGAACTATGGAACCCGGTAATGACTTTTTACCATAAGTCTCCAGAAGTAAGATATATATCACAAGGTAACTGGGTGGGTAAGATAGAAATGATGACAGTTTCTGATGTTATAGATAAGTATGGTTACCTTATGACTCAAGAACAATTAGAGTCTGTAGAAGCAATATATCCTGTAAGATCTGCAGGTTATCCTTTACAGGGTTACCAAAATGATGGTTCTTACTATGATGCTACTAAGTCTCATGAATGGAATACAAGTATGCCATCTCTAGCTTACCGTCAATTTACATCTATGTATGATAACTCTATCTATAATGGTGGAGATATTGTAAACTGGGTAATGGGTGAGTCAGAAGATTACAAAGATGTGGGTATGGCTTTTATGCTTAGAACAACTACAGCATACTGGAAATCTCAGCGTAAAGTAGGGCACCTTACTAGAGTAACTGAACAAGGTGAAGTATTAGTAGACATTGTTGATGAAGATTATAAAATTACAGATAAACCATTATATAATACAGCTCTATTTAAAAATAAAACTAAAGATAACTTAATCTTTGGTGAACATATGGAATGGATCTGGATTAATGAAGTATGGGGTGGTGTAAAGATAGGACCTAATCATCCATCATTTTGGGGTATGAATAACCCAGGTGGTATCAATCCTATGTATTTAGGCATTGGTCAGAACAAGATGGGTAAGTTAAAGTTCCAGTTTAAAGGAGACAGTACACTTTACGGTTGTAAATTACCGGTAGAAGGTGCAGTATTCTCTGACCGTAACACTAGATCTACAGCTATGGTGGATTTAATGAAACCATTCCAAATAGGTTATAACATAGTAAACAACCAGATTGCAGATATCTTAGTAGATGAACTAGGTACAGTAATCATGTTAGATCAAAATGCATTACCTAAACACTCTTTAGGAGAAGACTGGGGTCCTAACAATTTAGCTAAAGCTTATGTAGCTATGAAGAACTTCCAGATGCTACCTTTAGATACATCCATTACTAATACAGAAAATGCTCTTAACTTCCAGCATTTCCAAGTAATGAACCTAGAACAAACACAACGTATGTTATCTAGGATTCAGATGGCTAACTACTTTAAACAACAATGCTTTGAAGTAATAGGTATCACACCACAAAGATTAGGTCAACAGATTGGACAAACAAATACAGCTACAGGAGTAGAACAAGCAATAGCTGGTTCATATGCTCAAACAGAAGTATACTTTATGCAACACTCTGATTATCTAATGCCAAGAGTACATCAGATGAGAACTGACCTAGCTCAGTTTTATCATTCTAAGAAACCATCTATCAGACTTCAGTATATGACATCTGCAGATGAGAATGTTAACTTTGAGATTAATGGTACTGATCTATTACTTAGAGATATCAATGTATTCTGTACAACTAAAGCTAACCACCGTAATATGCTAGAGCAAATGAAACAACTTGCTATAAGTAATAATACAGCTGGTGCAAGTATCTATGACTTAGGTAATGTAATGGCAGCTGAAACATTAGCTGAATTAACTCATGTTCTTAAAGAGACAGATGCTAAAGCTACTGCTGCAAGACAAGAAGAAATGCAGTCTAATGAAAGAATGAAGCAAATGGAGATAGAGCAAAGAACCAAGGAAAAACAAATGGAACTTGATTCTACAGCTATGGAGAAAGAAAAAGACAGAAGAAGAGATTTACTAGTAGCTGAAATTAAGTCTGCGGGTTATGGTGCTATGCAAGATATAGATAAAAACATGCAATCAGACTATGCTGATCAGATGGATGCACTAAGAAAGACTGATGAATTCCAACAAACTATGGGTCTTAAGCAAACTATCCAATCATCTAAAGATTCAATGAATAGACAGAAGCTAGCTATTGAACAACAGAAGCTAGCAGCTATGCAAAACATGAAACAAACTGATTTACAGATAGCTAAAGAAAACAAAAATAAGTATGATGTCAAGAAATCAGACAAAAATAAAAAGTAGTTTTAGCTATTTAATGACATATTTTTTTTATTGATATAAACTTTATATGTTTATTTTAATAAATTTGCGTATATTATAATTATAACATAACCAACAAAAACCAAACCAGATGAGTGAGAATAAAACCAACACAGATTCTACTACTGTACAAGAAGTAGATATGGATTTAAATGATATACTAGGTACTCCAGGAGCAGAGAATGTTATGCTGCCCCAGGAAGAAGAAAAAAAACCAGGGTTATTTACATCTAGAACAGTAGATACATCGTTCCTTGACAGAGAAGAAGAAGAAGATGAAGAAAGCAAAACTTCAACTCCAGCAGTAGCTAACAAAGCATTAGATGCTATAGTAGCAGAAGACAATGGTACAGATCCTAGTGATAATGAACCAGATGTTACAGCTACCGGTAGACCTAAGATGTCTAAGGATGGTATGATTGAGTTTACCAAAAAGTTAATTGAGAAAGGGCAGATAGTACCTTTTGATGATGAAAAACCTATTGAGAAATACAGTCTACAAGATTTTGAAGAGTTATTTGAAGCTAACATGTCTGAGAAAGAAAGAAAGGTGAGAGAACAAACACCAAAAGAATTCTTTGATGCATTACCTGAAGAACTACAAGCAGCTGCACATTATGTAGCTAACGGTGGACAAGATTTAAAAGGTATGTTCCGGACACTAGCAGCAGCAGAAGAGATTATGGATCTTGACCCAAATACAGAAGATGGACAAGAAACAATTGTAAGATCTTATTTACATGCTACTAACTTTGGTACAGCTGAAGATATAGAAGAAGAAATCACTGAGTGGAAAGACAGAGGTGATCTAGAATCTAAAGCTAACAAGTTTAAACCAAAATTGGATGCTATGCAGGAACAGATTGTTCAGCAAAAACTTGCTAAACAAGAAGGCATGAGAAAACAACAAGAAATACAAGCTAAAGCATATATGGATAACGTATATACTGTACTTGAACCAGGTGAGATTAATGGTGTTAAACTTGATAAGAAAACACAAAGCATGCTTTACACAGGATTGGTTCAACCAAACTATCCTTCTGTAAGTGGAAGACCTACTAATATGTTAGGGCACCTATTAGAGAAGTACCAATATGTTGAACCAAGACATGACTTAATTGCTGAAGCACTCTGGTTACTTGCTGATCCAGAAGGATACAAAGAAAAAGTAAGACAGATAGGTAAGAAAGAAGCTGTTGCACAAACAGTTAGATCTTTAAAGACAGAACAAAGTAATAAGCTATCTTCAGTAGTATCAGCGGATACTGATGATGAACCTAAAAAACCGCAAGTACAGAAATTACAAAGAGCACAACAAGGCTTTTTTAAAAGATAATTTACAAACAATAAACAATTAATTACTAACTAAATTTTAAAAACAAAATGGCAACTCCAGTATTAAACAATGGTATATTCCTGCGTGATACCAATTACCAAGCATCATCTCATGTGGATTCATACCACTTGGTGAACATGCTTAAAAATGCAGAACCAATGGATTTAGGTCCAGTAGACATCTGGGCAATGGCTCAGAAAGTTGAAATGCCTTTATACCAATTATCATCTTTTGGTGGTAAAAACATCATCATGGTAGACAATGCACGTGGTGAGTACAAATGGCAAACTCCTGTATCTCAAGAGCTTCCTTACATCATTGAAGACATTGAACCAGAAAATGCTAACAAAGGTATTGATGGAACAACCTTCAAGATTAAAATCAACCGTAGAGAATTTGGTCATGGTGATATCATCACTTATGATAAATACAATGGTTGTGAGATGTACATCACTGTAGATGATATCCTTCCAATTGGAGATGGTTTTATCTATACTGTACAACTAGTAAACAATGATAACTACAAGTTCTTGGATAACAAGTATTTGACTAATGGTACTAAAATCTTCCGTAAAGGTTCTGCCCGTGGAGAATATGGTGAGCGTTTTTCAGATGTTATGACACGTGCTGGTTTCCGTGAATTCTACAATTTCGTAGGAGGAGCAGAAGCTCATGTACATTATTCAGTATCTTCAAGAGCTGACTTAATGGTTAAAGGTGGTCTTAATGCAGATGGAACAGTTCCTGTAACTGAAATCTGGAGAAACTTTGACAAGAACATGGATCCATCAATCACTAAGATTGAAGACATGGTATCTACAATGGGTAAAGATTATGTGAAAAAAGCTGTTGCTAATGGTTCTTTGACACGTACTTTCTTAACTACAATGGAATCTGCTCACTTAACTAAGATTGCTACTGACATTGAAACTTACTTAATGTGGGGTCATGGTGGTAAACTTAAGCAAGATGGTCCAGATGACATGCGTTTATCTGTAGGTCTTTGGAAACAATTGGATAATTCATTCAAGCGTGTATACAACAAGTCTAACTTTACACTGGAACTTTTCCGTGGAGAGCTTTACAACTTCTATGCAGGACGTGTGGAATTCCAAGGTCCAGATCCTAAGCGTCAGCTTATTGTACAAACAGGTATGGGTGGTATGCGTATGGTTAATGAAGCTATCAAACGTGAAGCTGTTAACTCTGGTCTAGTATTGCAAGCTGCATCTAATGCAGGTATTGGTGCAGTAACTGGAACTAATGCAATGGACTTAAACTTTGGATTCAGTTTCACTAGTTATGTAATTCCTTTCTTAGCTAATGTTAAGTTTGTTCTTAACCCAGCTTTTGATAACTTACATACTAATGATATTGAAAACCCAATCATTGATGGTAATCCTTTATCTTCTTACTCTTTTGTTATCTTTGATATCACTGACACTGGAAATGACAACATCTTCATGTTAAAATTATCTTGGGATAATCAATTGAAGTGGTGGTACCAAAATGGTACTATGGATTACATGGGACGTACTCAAGGATTTGCTTCTTCAGGACAGTTCAATGGATACCGTGTATTTATGACACAAACAATGCCTGCAATTTGGGTTAAAGATCCAACCAAGGTGTTAAAGATTGTTATGAGAAACCCAATCACTGGTGGATCATTCTAATCTACAATAAAGTTAAAAATCAGGGGGGAGAAATACTCCTCCCTTTTTTTTAATTATTACAATAATTAATAATATATTTGCATAAACCAAAAAACCTAAACCAAAATGAGTTACACAATAGTAGAATTACCAACAGTAAAGGCAGGGAATATTTCCATTAAACCTTTTTTTGATTCACAGTCATCTAACCTAGGGTTAGAAAAGTATGGCTTATCTTTATTTGACGGAGTATTTCATGAAGAGCAATTAGCTTGCATGGAACAAAATGGTATCAAAAGATACATTACCGGTCTTAATGAGTTTGCTCCAGAGATTAAACTTATTAAAGATAAGGATGAAAGAGAAGCAAAAGTTAGTGAAATCAGAACTGTGGTATCACAACTAGAAAGAGAACTAGCTGCAAACATAGTAGAAGTTAATGATCCAGAATTTTGGAATAAAATTAAACTACTTACACCAGCTAACCATGAATTCTGGGGAAGAATCACAATACGTTGTGGTAATACACCAGTACAATTGGATCCAGCTAAAGATCCTTATGATATGATTAAACTTTATGCTATTGAAGCAGGAGGATTTTCTATCTTAGCAAAAAGCTTTGAAGATGCAAGAAGCAGAGCAGTGCCACCTAAGTTCTACTTAGATAAATACATTGACACTGTGTCTACTAAAACTGAAGTTAAAAAACTTAAGAATAAAGCACTTTCAGAATTGCAAAAATTATTTGATAAGAATACAAACAAACTATTATATGTTGCTAAAGTAGTTGACGGTAATAGTGTTCAATATAAAAAGTCAACACCTAATGATATTGTTTATGACAACATGGACAAGTTTATTAATGGTGAGGGAGTAGAACTAAACAAAAAGAGAGCAGCTCAGTCATTCTTAGATGCATCACTTTTAGATATGGAAACTCTTAAATTAAAAGCTATTATTAAAGATTCTACTTACTATAAGTATATTGCTTTAAAAGCAGATGGTTTTATATACCATGTGGAAACATCTAACATGATGGGAAGAAATCCTTCAGAGTGTGTAGAGTTTTTAAAGAATCCACTTAATGAAGCAGTATTAGTTAGCTTAACTAAAGAAGTAGAAAAGTTCTGGAATAAATAACAATTATAAAAACATAAACAAAATGAAAAAAACAATGAAAAAAATGGAAACAGGTGGTGTAACTAATCCTAATAAATCTAAGATTATGACAACACGTGAAGTTAAAACAGCTAAACCAGGATCTAAAGGATCAGGTGGAGCTAACATGGGAAGTGTAATGTCTTCTAGCAAAGTAGCTGGTAAAGGTACTCCTTCTAGAGCTAAATCTTCCGGTGGTGTTAATACTCCTCCATTATGGGCTACTCCATCTAACAGATCTAAAAAATAATATAAACTATAAATAAAAACTTAGAAATAATGGCAAAGAAATTAATGAAAAAACAAACTGGTGGAGTTACTAAAAACCAAACTCTTTATCCTGCAGGTGCTGGTCTTATGCAAAAAGGTGGTGCTATGAGTGACATCAAAACAGGTGTTAAATTAGTAGACCGTGGGGTTACTAAAGGTGTTAAAAAAGTAGAGAAAAAAGTTGGACAAGCTGCTAAGGCAGTTGTAAAAGGTGCTGTTAAAGGAGCTGTTAAAGTTGCTAAAACTTCACCATATGATGTATACAAAGCTGGTAAAAAAGCTATTGGATATAAAAAAGGTGGATCAACTAAATAATCATTGTATTCTATATAGCTCTGGGAAATCTACAAAGAAACCCAGAGCTATGAATACTTAAAAACTCTAAAAACAATTATGAAAAATTTAATTTTATTATCTTCAGTATTATTTATTATATCATGTGGTTCTTCTTCTACTAAAGTAGTTAGCATTGACACACTAGTTGTAGCACAAGATACTATTATCTTAAATGATAGTTTATCTGTATGTGATACAGTAACAGTAAAAGATTCTGTAAAGTAATTATGGCAAAGCAGATGTTAAAGCGTAAAGATGGCAGTACATCTCAGAGAGGTCTTTGGGATAATGTTAGAGCTGCTAAAGGTTCTGGTAAAGCTCCATCTAAAGAAATGCTTAAACAAGAAAAAAAGATAAAAGCTAAAACTAAAAAGTAATGGCAAAGACACCAGCATGGACCAGAAAAGAAGGCAAGGCTCCTAGTGGGGGTCTTAATGCTAAAGGTAGAGCTTCATACAATAAAGCTAACCCAGGGAAACCTGGTCTTAAAGCACCACAACCTGAAGGAGGATCTAGAAAAAAATCATTTTGTGCCCGCATGTCAGGCATGAAGAAAAAGCTTACTAGTTCTGCTACAGCTAATGATCCTAATAGTAGGATCAATAAGTCTTTAAGAAAATGGAAATGTTAAATAATATTAATAATAAATAGCAAAATGAAAAAGTTAGCAAAAAAACAAAAAGGTGGTCCTAGTAAAAAAGCAATGGATACTGCTTATAAAACACTTGCTTATAAAGACGGAATGGCTGACACTACAGGAGTTAGTGGTGCAGATGCAAGAAAATATGTAGTTAACACTAAACTTTATGGTCATGAAATGGGTCAAGGTAATAGAGCATATCATAGAGAAGAAGCTGCAAAGAAAAAATTAAATAAAAAACAACCAGGTGGATCTACAAAACCAGTAAGTTCTGATAGAGTAAAAGATTATGAAAAATCAGGTTGGAAAAAAGATAATATAGGAGCAGTAAAAAAAGGATATACTGAAGCTAAAGATACTGCTAATACACAATGGATGTCAAAGGGTAATGAATTATTAGGGATTGTTAATCCAAAAACTGGAGGTATGAAACCTACAAAGGCTAAAGGTGGTGCAGTTAAAAAATACCAGACAGGTGGTGGCACTGCAGGAGTAAGAGATACTTATCCTCCAGCAACTAATAAATCTTATATGCCTACTACACCAGCTCCAGCTTTTAAAAAAGGTGGTGCAAAGAATCCAGGATTCAAAGCAGTACAAGCTAGTATTGCAAAAAAGTCAGGAGTAAGTGCTAAAGCAGCAGGAGCTATATTAGCATCTGCTTCTAGAAAAGCTTCACCTGCAGCTAAAAGAGCTAACCCAAAACTAAAGAAAGTTAAAGGATAATGAATAATGCTACTATACAACTAAAGATAAAACAAAGGCTCAACAAGCTTGCCAGCAATGACTATGATAATATAGAATGTTGGCAACTTGTAGAAGCTTTTAATAAAGGTCAGGTAGACTGGTGTCGTAGAAACTTACATGGTCTTAATGTTGTTAAAGAAGGTGATGAACAGTCAACTAGTAGAATAGATGACTTACAAGTACTTCTTGAAGAAACAGCATTAGTCATGTTAGATAAAACTACCTACTATGAGACAGTTACAAGCATACCTTCAGAGTATTTAAGGTATAAGCGTATATCTGTTATGGCTACTAATGAGTGTTGCCCGGAACCTAGAAGAATGGTTGTGTTTTTAGCAGAACAAGGTAATGTGGATATCCTATTAAAGGATGTAAACAAAAGACCTAACTTTGATTGGGCAGAAACTTTTGCTACATTTGCAGGAGATAAACTTCAAGTATATACTAATGGTGAGTTTGAAATAGACAAAGTAAAATTTACTTACTATAGACAACCTATCAAAATACAAATTAATGGGTGTGTTGATCCTTATACTCAAGTACAATCTACAATAGATGTAGAATGTGAGTTTAAAGATGATTTAGTAGAACTATTAATAGATGAAGCTGCTAAAATTATAGCTGGGGATATAGAATCCATGGTACAAATGCAAAGAAATAATCAGTCTGTAGAAGGCAATAACTAAAATAAATCATGGACAAACCTAGAATGTTACAGAGAAAAGAAGCAGATGCTTCTTACTCTAGTGCTCCTAAAGGAGGATCAATAGATACAATGACAGCAGCTTGTGTATCTGAATTAATGAATGCTGCTACCTCATTCCACAAGTTACATTTAAAGGTAACAGGCATGGGATCATTTGCAGCTCATTCAGCTCTTAATGAATTATATGATGCTCTACCGGGACATGCTGATGCTTTAGCAGAAGGATACCAAGGAGCAGCAGAAAAGTTACTTGAGTATTCTGAGATTGCACCAAAAACTTTAAATTCTGTAGGAGAAGCTTTAAGCTATCTTAGAGACATGACTAACATGGTAAACAATTTACAAAGTAAAATGCCTTACAGTGAAATAGTTAATGACCTAGATACAATAAAAAGTTCAATAAATTCTGCAAAATATAAATTAAATTTCCTAAAATAATTTGCATATTTGAAAAAGTATGCTTATATTTAATTATATATATTTATTTGTTTAACTAAAAAATCTAAAAAACATGGCTTATTTTAACCACGCGTTTAGTAAACGCTTCCTAGGCACAGGTGCAACTATCACAGTTTCTCCTACTCCTACTCCGACAAACCCTTCAACATCAGAAGGTTATTTAATTACACCTGGTGTAACTAGTGCTTATTTATCAACAATGGGACCTGGGTACTTTGGATTGTTCAATGCTAATACTTATGTTAGTGTTAATCCAGATACAACTCCAGTAGAAGGATGTTGCCCATTAATTTTGGCAAGTTCATCTTTGTATTTAAAAGACAAAATTAGTCCATACATTGGTGGATACCAAGAGACTAACAAGTCTAAATACATTAACCCTAAGTATGTTCGTGATTTCTACCGTGTAGATCAGTGTACTCCAGAACAAGCAATTGTTTCTATTGGTAACACTCCAACAACTGGATCAGGTGTTTTAACAGTTGGTACATTTGTAGCTGGAACAGCTGCATCTTGGGCACCTGCAGGACCATACACTATACTATGTGTTACAACAGGTGGTACAGGAACTGGAGCAACATTATTAGTAACTGTTGATGCTGCTGAAACAGCTACATCAGCTGTATTAGTAGAAGCTGGTATCAATTATACTGCAGGAGATGTTCTTACAGCAGTAGGTGGTGCTAATGATACAACAGTTACAGTATCAGCAGTTGCCCCTGCTTTAGATCCTAACAATTTTCAAGGTGGAACAACATCTGCAACTTGCTGTTTTGAATTCTTATGTGGAGAAACTTACTACCTACGTGTAGACATTAAAGGTTCACCAACATTGCGTTTCTTGAATCACCAGTCTTATCATACAGTTGATGCTTACACAGGATGTTGTGTAGGACCTACTCCAACTGTAGTAGATTCAACATTGGTTATGATCTCTTGGGCTAAAGAATTAGTTAATAGCGATTACACTAAATCTTTTATCTTACCAGTAGTATTTGATGAAACAGGTGTTGCATGGTATGCTCCAGGAACTACTGTAGATCCTATTACAGGAGCTGCTGTACTTACTACTCAATCATGGGATTATTATGTATCACCTGGTCATACAGCTAGTGCTTGTGCAGGTTTACGTTTATTTGGTGCTTATGTAGAAACTAAATTTGGTAACTGTTCATTCCAAATCACAGACTTTTTTGAAACAGAACCAGTACGTATCTATGCTTCACTTGTTGATTACAATGGTGACCCTTGCGTGTTTGAGGGAATCTGTGTATACAATGACTGTCGTGGAGTTCAAGGTATGGGTTTTGGAGAACAAGTTTTACGTGACTTGATTATGTCAGAGTCTTACTTACAAAACTTCTTCCATACTGATATCCGTATCCGTGAAATCACTCAAGGTTCTGATATATTATCAGCTGTAAATAGAAATGCTCTATATACAAGATACTATATCTTACATAGTGTACCACGTTTCAACAATCCTTCTGGAACATTTGATAATGACCAATACATGTTAGAGGTTATCACAAATGATAGAATTCGTGCTTTTGAAGATGACATGTCTACATGGTTAGATGACTGTGGAAATGGTTGCTCAACTTTAAAAACATATGATTGTGTACACTGTGAAGTAGTTAATAACTAATCAATAGTTTACAAAAACTCAAAAACGGGGAGGGAGACAATAACTTCCTCCCCTTTTTTTTTAATAATTTACATCTACAACCATGGCTCAACATATATTAAGTCTTGATGTACCAGATACTATGAACCTAGGAATACTTAGAGTTGTAGATACAAGTGTATATAATTCATTATTACCAATTAACTGTCCTTTACTGGAAGTAACATTACCTGGCTTTGCTTATACTAATCAATTTACTAGCCCTGTAATAGGACCTAACTTTATTGTTAACTTAACTGCGTGTGATTTAGGTATTCAAGCTGAACAATGTGGGACTGTATTGAGTGATTTACCGGATGGTATTTATATAATTAAGTATAGTGTATCACCTAATGAAATAGTTTATGTGGAATATAATCATTTAAGGATGACTAAAGCAATGACTAGATATCAAACATTATTATGTGAGATAGACTTAGGTACTTGTGATCCACCGGTAGCAATAAAAGATAAGCTTAATATGCTTAGATTAATAAACATGTATCTACAAGCTGCTAAAGCTAAAGTAGAAACATGTCACAATCCAGAAAAGGGTATGATGCTCTTTAGTTATGCTGTAAAGCTTATGGATAAAATGCAATGTAAAACATGTAAATAATAAACCAAAACCAAAAAACCAATGATCTGTAATAATTGTAAATCAAAAATGACTTGTGGTTGTCAAAAAAGAACCGCATCTAATGGAACAGCTGTATGTAGTAACTGTGTTATGGCATATGAGAATTCTTTAAAGAGAAATACTTTAGCTAATCCACAAAATATTAATATAACTAAGGCTGTATATTCACCACCTAAAAAATAATAAGAAATGTCCAAACCAGCATGTGTACTTGAACCTTGTCAATTATTAGGTAATACTGATTTTGAATTTCCGGTTATTCCTCTTTCTGGAGAATGTACATGTACAACAGTTCCTGGTCCTGGAGGTGGACAACCTTGTACTTATCCTGCTGCAACAACACCTACCTGGAGAGGATCTCAATTTGTATATCAAGATTGTGTACCATGCTGGAATACAACAAACCCATCTAATTTAATAGAATTTTGGAGAGGTGCTGTAGGACCTGCTCCTTATACTGGTAGTCAATTTGTTGAGTTAAACTCAAATGCTGTAGGTAAATTATATCAAAATTTTACAGCTGCACCGGGTACTACTATTACAGTATCTTTTGCTCATGCAGGAAGAACTGGTTATCCTAATCAAATGTTTGTACAAATTGCTGAAGGTATAGCAAGTACACCTCAGTTTTCTACATCTATAACAGCAGTAGGTTTTAATACATGGACGGTTCATACATTTACGCATACTCTTACGGGTAGTGGACCTAACTATACACTTATATTTAACTCTCCTTCTACAGGGGGTTCATTAGATAATGGTGGTAACTTTTTAGATTCTGTTAAAGTAACTTTAACTCCTCCTTCAGTTACCATATCTACTAATAGTCCATGTGCTAGTCCTGCTGTTATGGTAGGTAGTACGTTAACTTTATCATCTGTTGCTGTAGGTGTGGGTCCTTTTAGTTATTCATGGACAGGTCCTAATGCTTTTGTATCTAACTTACAAAATATAAGTTTAGCATCTGCTACAACACAAATGGCAGGTACTTATAATTTAAGTGTTACTGACGGTAATGGTTGTCTTGCTACAGCTATTACTTGTGTAAGTATCTTAAGTGCACCTTGTTATGTTATAAAAGATTGTAATCCTGATGGACAACCAGACTTTATTACTAATAGTGATTTTTCACAATATGTAGGACAGGTGGTTAAGACATGTATTAATTCAGTTCCTTCTTTTAAAAGTAGTGAAGTTGTTGGTACAGATTGTTATACCTTAACTAATTGCTGTGATCCTACTGAGAAAATAAGTTTTAGGAAATGGACAGTAAATACAGAACCATTAAACTGGGATGGCTGGGTAGTAACATCTACTTTACCTCAATTAGCTGGAAGATGCTGGAGAGTAACAGAAGTTGCTTGTGATCCGGTACCTGTAAATGTAGATAACTCTATTAGTCTTAGTGCTAATTATCCAACCTTTACTAAATATACTAGTGGTTCTTGTCCAGAATGTATTGCAGCTAATCCTGACTTTACTGAATGTATACAAGCTGTAGAATTATATGACTTTACTAACTGCTGTACACAAGAAACAATTGTTATTGGATGTACTAATATAGCATATTTATTACCTTTTATAAATCAAGTAGTTACTATTCCTTCTGTTTCTGCTTTAGGAACAACATGTTGGACTGTAGCTAAATATACGGGTACTACTGGTATCTATACAGTTACAGTAACTCCAGCTAATCCGGTAACTATTGTTGCTGGTGGTTGTAGTAATACTAAATGTGTATGTGTAGAAAACTGGGAAGACGGGTGCTATTGTGTTACAGTAGAACTAGCTGTTAACTGTACTGGAGCTAATCCATGGATTGGTGATTTACTAGGTGCATATACTACATGTGAAGAATGTACAGCAACTTGTTATATACTTACTGACTGTGCAGGTGTTGAAGCTCCTATTACAGTATCTAATAACTTCTCTGGATATGTAGGACAAATTATCCAACTAGAGAACTGTAATGATATATGCTGGGAAGTATCTGAAGCACCACAAATAGCTAATTGCTGTTATGATATATCAACAAGTATAGCTTCTAGCAGAACTATCATTATTAATGGTATTACTTATACCATTCCAACTCCGGGTAATGCTATAAATTATCTTAATAGTTTAAACCTAGGTACTTGGTCAGCTAGTAATGTAAGTCCTGAACTAAACAGATTATGTGTTACTGGTAAAGAAACTTACGGTACTTATTCT